GCTTGATTAATTACATGTATTAAAAATATTTTTATTATCAGTTATAAAATAAATAAGTTATTTTATTTACAAAATATAAAATAAACGCGCAATAATTTAAATAAAAATATATAAGTTATTCTATAATGACATTACATTTAATATATGAAGAAAAAAAACAAAGAACATACCAAAAACGGCTAGAATACAGAGAAAAACACCGCGAACGTCTTATAAAATATAATAAAGAATACTATGAAAAAAATACTAAGAATAATAATAAATATTACAATAAAATACATACAAAAGATATTTATTGTAATAATGATACTAAAAAAGATAAAGAAAGAAAACTATTATATATAATGAATTATTTTATATCTAATCATATTATATGGACTTAGAAAAAGCAAAATCTTACGCTTTATCAGATGAAGATTTAGAAACTATCTTAGGTAAGCATATTTTTATTTGTGTATATCCTTATTTAAACGAAGTAGAACACATAGACAATGTATTTGATTCGGAAGGGCGGTGCATGCTCTTGTTTAACACGATAGACGAGAACGCGGGTCATTGGGTTTGTATGATTAAAAAAAAAGATACAATACATTTTTTTGATAGTTATGGTTTGAAACCCGATGAACCTATGAAATGGCTTACTGAAGAGAAACGCGACGAACTAGATATGGAAACAAAACGATTAACTCAATTACTTCGTCAAAGTGGTTATAAAGTTTATTATAATACTTATGAATTTCAAAATCAAAAAAATTCAACGACATGTGGAAGATGGAGCGTTTGCCGTCTGCTGTATCAATCATACAGTCTAGAGCAATTTTACCAGTTCATTTTTCATTATAAAAATAAATATGGATTAGAAAATATAGAAGATGTTGTAATTTATTTAACTTACGAAATAATTCATAAATAAAAAATATAATCTAAATATATATATATATGAATTTTAATAGTTATACAACAAGTAGCGGTAAAATAGACAAAGACGGTGATCCTGATATTGTATATTATAACGTTGATATAATAAGCGGACCCGATACACCAAAAAATATTGGTGATGTTAATGTTTTACAATTTAATGACACAAGAAGCACACCAATCATAAATAATATAAGTAAATATTATTTTTCCATCATAAGATTTTCGATGGGAGGTCCAAATAAGAATTTACCTCTGGCAGTGCTTCCTATAAAATTAGGACAAGCAAATATTAATTTAACAACTCTTAAAATAAGAATAGATGCAAAAATTAAATATAATAACGGCGTTAGTGTTGTTCTTGCAACACTTTCTTCAACAAAAGATGTAATTTATGTTTCTGAATCATTAGATGCATTCACAAATGGTGGAATTCCAACACCACAAACACCCGTTAAAAGTGTTGATAGATTAGGCACTTATTATTGGTTATATTCTTACGACCACTTCAGTAAATTAATTAATACAACTATTCAAAATTGTTTTGACGATATACAAGCTCAATTAGATGCATTATCAGTTGCTGCTTCCCGACCAATAATAACTCAGCCAGCTAAATTAGTGTATAATGAAAATAGCAAATTATTTGATTTCTACTTTGATGCTCGCGGGTGGTCTGATTTATCATCTTGTAATAATTCTATTGGTAGCGCTACAACAAGTGAAATTTTTACAATGTCTTTTAATGCTGATTTATATAATTTATTATCTAACTTTGATTATAAAAATGTTGGTATCGGTGTCGGTGCTACTACCTTGCCTTATCAATTTTTAATAAGTAATAAAAACTATAAAAATTATTATGCACCGACAACACTTGCAACTAATTTAAGACCTATACCTTCTACATCGGGTTATTTTGTTATGACTCAAAATTATGAATCTACCTCGTCGTTATGGTCTCCTTGTTCTTCTATCGTTTTTACAAGTGGAACATTGCCTTTAGTTAATGAATTAACCGCGGCACCAACAGTTTATTCTGACAATTTAGGAACTCAAACCTCTAATTCCTTTCAACCGATCATTACAGACATTGCCTTAGGAATGGATAATGGCGCGTCGTCTTATAGAGAATTTATTTCTTATGTTCCTTCTGGTGAATATCGTTTAAGCTCTTTTACTAATTCAAATCAACCACTAAAACAAGTTGATTTACAAATTTATTGGAAAAATAGATTAGATTTAGAATTATACCCGATAGGAATGACTGCCTATAGTAGTGCGTCGCTGAAGATAATGTTTAAAAAGAAACATTTAATTTAAATTTAGTTTTAAATTATATTTAGTTTAAATTATATAAATATTATAAATTATTTTATACATTATAATATATATGTCTGATATTGAGAAAGTAGCTATTTACGATGATAGAATCGTTCAAAATCAAATGAAATATGCAATTACAAAAGGTGGGGCTAGTGTGTCTTCATCTGTTTTCAACGCTATAGGTAGTAGTTCCTCACAAATTACATTTCAGGTTACAAGCCCTTCAGAAAACGTGTTTATTGACCGTTCGTTCGACTGGGAATCTGATGTATTCTTCACTGCTACTGTTACAACCCCTGCACCAGGTGCTGGCGCTCCTGTTTTAAAATTAGGCTTAGACGCTGCCCTCTGTCAATATCCTTTAAATTCTCTTGTTACAACAATGACCGCGACAATCAATGATGCAACTGTTTCACAAAATAATAACGATACATTAACTGAAATTTTACGCTTATGTGATACTCCTGCAAATCGTGAAATGAGAACATCGCCATACATGCCCGATAATTACCAAAATTATAACTCTGGATATCTTACAGGAAATAGTCCCCTTAATGGTTATGGCTCTTCGTTTGGTTCTGACTATGTTCCTAATGGCGCCTTCAATGGTCTTGTCTATACAAATGCCGCGGGTAAAGTTCTAACTACCGATTTATCTTATAACGACGGAACAAATGATATTGATGTATCTAATGGTATCCCCCGTCTTACTGGCGTTATCACAACTTATAAATTATTCTTCAAACTTACAACTGTTGAAAAATTAGTGTTAGCTCCTTTTATGTTTGCTGACTCTGAAAATTCAACAGGGCTTTTCTCTATCCAGAATATCAGCTTTATCATGAATATGCAACAGCCGTCTCTTACTAATACTTCTGGTCGTCTTTTACGTCATACTAATGCAAGAACAAGAAATATTACTTCTATTGGTTATAATACATCTGCTACTGATGGGGTATTTCAAAATACAAGAATTAGATGTATGTTCATTACACCTTCGCTTTCAATCCCGCTACCGAGCAGCGGAATCTCAAGGGTTCCGTTCTATGAATTTCCGAGATATAACACCGTCTTGAATTTAACCTCATTTACACCAAAGGCAAATATAACCGTTGAATCTCAAACAATTACTTTAAGTAATATCCCCGATTATTTAATTATCTATGTTAAACCATTACAATACGCAGCAACTGATGCCGATTTTTATTACCCTATTACAGGTATAAATTTAAATTTTGACAATTATAACGGGCTTATGTCGAGCCATTCTCAGAGCCAACTCTACAGATTATCAGTAATGAACGGTCTTCATATGGATTACCAACAATTCACAGGACAAGCACGAATTTCATCACAAATTAGTGGTGGTGTTGATAACGATATCGTGCCATTAACTGGTGGATTCCTCGTCATCAAACCGGGTGTTGATTTTCAGTTATCGCCATCGCTTGCGAGCGGAATTGTTGGAAATTTTACGTTTCAAGTAAAAGTTAATATTTTCAATCAGACCGCCGCTACCCCTACAAGTGCTAACCTTTGGGTGATTGCCGCCTCTTCTGGTTTCTTTGAATCGAAGAATGGAATGTCTAAAGTTATGAAAGGCGCTTCTTTAACCGCTGAAGAAGTCATCAATGCTGGCACATCTTCCTCTGCAACCCGTGCTGAATTACAACGTGTAATTGGTGGTAAATTTGACTTTAAAAATCTAATGAATACCGCCGTTTCTAAAGCACCGGAAATTGGAAGAATTGGGAAAATTTTCGCTCCACATGTCAAAGGCTTTTTACCCGAAGAAGCTAAAAATATGATGAGTAAAGTCGGTATGGGAAGCACTGGCGGCGCCCGAACTGGTGGCGCTAGAAGCTTAAGCTCTCGTTTAATGTAATCAATTTTTATTAAAAATATATAAATATATTAATATAATTATCTATATTAATATATATATAATGAGTTTAGACATTTTAAACAGTAAAGAAATAGACGTTCAATGTAGATTATTAAGTTCAATCGCCACACAAGCAGAACAATTTGTTTGTAGTGAAAATGGAACTATGCAGACTGATCCATCAAATAATTTTATATTTACAAAAGTTAGAGCTGTTCCTGCTGATATTTCGAATAGTTTTGTATTTAATAGTTTTACTACTCAAGGTGATGCAACTAAACAAATAACTACAATAAATGAAATAAATGCTGCTGGTATTACCGAACCTTTTGGAATTTTAAAAACTGATATAGTAGTATGTAGTGGGCTTCAATTAGTTGATTTTTCAAATAATAGCCCGACACACGGAAGTGCTACATTAGTCGGTGGCACAATTAATGTTGATACAAAAGCAATGAATATAAACTCTCTTGTATTTGTAATGCCAAAAACGGCTAATGCTAATTCTGGTTTATTAAGAGTATCACATAAAAGTAGTATTGCTTTTACAATTACTTCTACTAATCCTGCAGATACTGCAACGTTTGATTGGATTATATTTAATCCTGTATTTTCACCATAAATATTATAATTAAAATTATAATGTAATATAATATATATATGAGTTTAGATTTATTAAATGATTCCTTATTAGACATTAAAGTTCATTCAATTCAATCTATTGTTCCAATTGGTGGTGGAATTGCTGATAATAGTATTTTAAA